TTAATTTTTCACCCACTTACTCGCAGGCGCCTGATAGTTGCGAAAATACGCCACGACACTTTCGACATCCGTGGAAAACGGCAGCATATCGGCGTAACGGGCATGCATGAATCCCTCGGTAACCATTTTCTCCACCATCGCCTGTAGCGGATCGTAATAACCGTTGATATTCAGGAATGCGCAGGGTTTGTGGTGAATACCGAGTTGTGCCCAGGTCCACTGCTCGAAAATCTCTTCCAGCGTACCCGCACCACCAGGCAGTGCGATAAAGCCATCCGATAGCGCCGCCATTTTGGTTTTTCGCTCGTGCATATTTTCCACGACGTGAAGTTCACTCAGCCCCTGGTGCGCGATCTCCTTTTCAAACAGACCTCGCGGCATAACCCCCACCACGTGGCCGCCGTGCGCCAGGCAGGCATCGGCAACGGCGCCCATCAGACCAACCTTACCGCCACCGTAGACAAGAGAAATGTCGGCCGCCGCGAGGGTTTTGCCCACATACCGCGCCGTTTCGATATACAGCGGATTTTCCCCGGAAGATGAACCACAAAAGATACCAATCGCTTTCATTACAACACTCCGTTGTTAGTGGAGGCGGTAATTTACCATATCTTTGTGTCAGCTTATTGCGCCTGTGGGCTGGACAATATCGGTCGGCACATTCAGGGAATTAAATGCGGAACAGTAAATTTAATAAGCTCAGTTTTTGTTCCGTAATTGTTGCGTACACTCACGTTAACCATTAAGGAGGTACGTATGAATATCGATAGCTGGCTCAATCAACTGCTTAACGCGTTCACCGAACAACAAAAACCTGCATGGATGCCACAATGCCTCTGGCTGTCACCGCAGCAGAAGATAGCGATTATCCGTGAGTTGATCTGTCCGGTGAGTAAAAAGTAAAAACATCATCTGGCGTCAGAGAGGCCAGATGATGTTGATAAACAGTGCGTCCTCCCCACCAATAACCGGGGGCGTCCATGAGTCCGGAAATTCACTCCTCTTCGGCTTCCAGTGCCCGCTTGATATCATTAAGTTTTGCTGTCTGGCGGCGCATCTCCAGCAGATAGAGCGCTTCATAGGCTTCAATACCCACAAGGTTTTGTTCACCCAGCATATCTAAATCCTCTACCAGTAACGCGATCTCTTCCGGCGTGATTTTCGGTCTCATCATCACTCTCCTTTGGGTTAAACAAGCCAGCTTTGCGTCAAAAGACTAAAGGTAAGTATAACGGCAGTGGCTCCTTTTAACGAAGCAGCCGCCTTTTGTCGGCCTGGTGCTATTCGTACTTGTTTCGGTGTCGCTGGCAGTAAAGCAGAAGATAATCTTCAAATGAGGGGGGTAAATTGAACGTTATCGCCTGTTGCACCACGTGAATACCGTAGTGTTCAAAATAATCACTACGCGTTACGCGAAACTGGTCGATGAGGATTAGCGGTTTAGGATCAGACAGCGTGCTTTTTTGCTCGTCGATGACCTTCACTAAATACGTATCAGCATCTATCGCAATAACATCATAACGAACAAGACGATCGCCGGATTCGGCTGACAGGTAGTGCGTTTTTATGGATGAGTAAATCATTGGCTTACTCCTTTTATACGCGACTTATCAGAATTATATCCGCTTAAATGAGGAGTGAAATAGTAGCGTTCACATTTCTTAGATTCGTATTTACGTCTTCCTGGTGATAATACATTTCTGCCAAACGTAGACACAGCCCAAATTGACAGGCCCGCTTATCCAGGCAGGCCGTGGTCAAATAAATTTACCCTTTCATTGGGGACGCAAGCGGTCCACCAACGATCTCTATTTCAACGTCATGACAGATCTCAAACCCTTCCGTAAGGCGCCAGACACCGGTCATTATTTTTCCTGTATCCATATTCTCAACTTTATCATGGGTATAGTAAGCCACCTGCACAATACCCTGGTGCTGGATCCAGTAATAACCCTCTTTCATGGGTACACTCTGCGAGTTACTCGCCGGAATGAGTGCTATGCAAGGTCACTCAAAATACGCGGCAAAAGATAAAGACCCAACAGGAGAATTGAGTCATTCAGGATGTGGAAACCGTGATGCCGGGTGCCTCCCGGTGTTCCTGACGGTCAGTCAGAAACGCATTCGCTATTCGCGACTTGCATGGTATGAAGACCAGCCCCACCGCTGAGGGGGATTCATCACGTCAGAACGATTGTTTGTCGGCTTGCCATACCGAACCGTTTAAGTTTAGCCGCAAAAGGTACGTTTCACCAGCCTGGCCCGCCGCGTATGTGCGCCATAACGAATTAATGCAAAGTAAACACATTCTTAACTACCACATCGAAAATAGATAGCGAAAAAACTCAACTTCTTTCCCACCAGGCCGTTAATATAAATATGGGATAAAAAGTGAATGCAGATAGCCTGTCTGCGCGAGGAGAGAAAAATGCCGAAAATTTCTTTTGATCCTGAGTCCGGTGAACATAAGGTCATTGGTGTGATCACAACCGTCAATGTCACGCATGGCGGTTCCCTCTTCATTACTGAGACCGAAAACGGCGGCGTAACGACAACCACCGTCGAGTTTAATAACGGGGGATACGTCTCTTCTACACCAAACGAGGAGGGATTATGTGTCGCCAGCAAAGATGTGCTGATTACCTATACTGACGATCCGAATAACAAAGGCGGCATCACAATGAATGTGACCATGGATGAAAGCGTCAAATAAACGTCTGAGTACGGGTAATAAAAGCGTCGCTTTCAGGTCCTGCGGCGACGCTTTTAACGATGATTTATGCATTTCCTCTTTCGCTGCCTGATTAATTAATTTTTTGCCATACATAGAAAATCCTGATTCTTATGAATGGACAATTGAATATATCATCATTCCTGTTGAATATTTAACTGACTAAACCATTTTGTCTGGAAAACGCCTTAACTTTCATTTTGAATGTTTCCAGGTCGTCTTGCTCCGCAAGTAATATGATATTTCCGCGAATATTATTTATTTGCTGTCGGTGTACATCCGTCAGTTTTTGCGCGGCAACAGGCTGGAGGAGGATAGCGGAGAGCGTTATTAATTTTTCGCCTGACCGTTCAGATATCACCCTGATAGCATCTGGGAAGTACCCAGGCGCACCGGCCATTACGCTGTTTATAATCAAGAAAAAATAGTCCATCGCGCACTCCCTCTCTTGAACGGGTTTTAGTACGGATTACTTCTATTAAATTACTTTTAATATATAGCCTGGCAATAACGTTGCATTGCTATTATCAGCACAGTATGACGCTGATTAACAAGAATTAATTATCGGGAAGAAGATCCAGATTCAGAAAATCACAGTGTACTGCCCGTTTTGATGTCAGAGACAAACAGCAACCTGGTTCGACGGCACCCGCGAATGGCCGTCGAACCAGTGCGGAGAGCAGGTTATGAGGGCACCGAGCCTTCTGGCGCCGTCTGTTTTGCCAAAGTACGCGCCAGAATCGAAGAATATAACGGTTTACCACCAAGAAATTGTGCGAGTAACGTCGCACCGAGGCAGGTAATAATCATCGGCAGTATGAGCTGATAATTATCTGTCATTTCCAGTACCAGGACGATCCCCGTTAGCGGAGCACGAACGGACGCAGCAAATAACGCCCCCATCCCGGCAATGGCAAACGTACCGGCTTGAAGCCCATAGGCCGGGAACAACTCCGCGACACCCACACCATAGGCGGTGCCGAGCACGGTACCTAACGCCAACATTGGCGCGAAAATTCCGCCAGGCGCCCCGGAGCAAAAACAGAGCAGCGTTGTAAGCAGACGGACCAGAAACATCACGATTAATGCATAAAACGTAAAGCCGCCGCTGGCCGCATCGGGGATCAATTCAAAGCCACCTCCGGCCCCTGGCGCATAAAGCAGCGCAAGGATGCCACATCCGCCGCCTATACATCCCCCTACCACCAGGGTTCGCCATGTTCGCCCGCCATAGATATGCTGAAAACCATCCTGAAAAAGAAAGACGAGGCGATTAAATAATACGCCGACGAGGCCAAATAACATCCCCAACACGAGATAGAGCCACAGCGTATTGACTGGCGCATTAGATAACTGCCCTACGGCGATGACCGGGCTTTCGCCATTAAATGTGCGAAATACAATACTTGCCATGATCACGCCAATAAAAACGGCTTTGATGGAGATAAGGTTATAGCGAAATTGCGGCCTCATCTCTTCGAGAATAAAGAGAATACCCGCCAGCGGTGCGTTAAACGCTGCCGCCAGACCGGCAGCCGCCCCCGTTGCCAGCAATGAATGGCGCGCCTCACCATGTTTTATCCGCAACAGGTCAGAGACCATTCGGCCAATATTACCACCGAGCTGAACGGTTGGCCCTTCTCTCCCGAGCACCATGCCTGCGCCGAGCGTTCCCATACCGCCAAAAAACTTCACCGGTATGACACGCCACCAGCGTACAGGGCGTAACTCTTCCAGCGCGCCTTCGATTTCAGGAATACCGGAGCCCGATGCCTCAGGCGCAAAACGCCTGACGAGAAAATAGCCCATCACCGCCAGCAGCCCGGAGATAATAAAAGCCATAATCCATAGCGCCCACCCGCTTAAGTCAGCCTGCTGCAGAAAACTTATTCGCCAGTGCTGCACGGCATTGACGGCGCGAAAGAATGCGACGCCAGCAAACCCTACGAGCGTGCCAACAATAGCAGCACAAATTAATACGGCGACGGGCGTCCGGTCACGGTACAGCAACGCTTTGAACATGCTTTTGCGTGCCAGTTCCGTTTCTGGAACTTGCACATCTGATGAACCAGGAACAATCATTTTTTGCAATGTCATCTACCAACAAGGGAGGAGAGTTTAACGCACCTTATGCCGACTAAACAAAAACGATGTCGTTACAGGACGTATCACTTCCCTTGCAACAGGTCCTTTCGCGCGGAATAACGCCCTGTCGTGTTGCTGTCAGCCCGCTGTCGTGTGGGTGTCGTGTTGCTCTTATCTGGCCCCAGACATACTTCTGCCGGGTAAACATTCAGCCAGGAGAATAACCATGACTATTTTCACCATCCTCAGTCATACCCCGCTGTGGGTATGGATACTTTTTGCTTTTCTTATAATGCGGGGTTATGCCGCTCTCTCAGAGCGCGAAATGAATATCAGTCAGTTGTTTATTTTACCGCTACTCTTTCTGATTTGGGGAGTATGGGGTTTAAAGGAAGAGTTTAATTTTAATGTTGCCTCATTAGTGGGCATGTTTAGCGGACTTGCGTTGGGTATTGTGGCCGGGTGGCGGTTATGGAAAAACCAGCCTCGTTTAAAAAACAAACCGCATAGCGACAGAATTATTCGCGCGGGCACGCCTCTGACACTGATTTTTATTATCATGGGCTTTGGCTCGAAATATTGTTTGCTGGTTTGGTTGTCGTTGCATCCGGAAGCACACTATGCCGTACAATTCAGCGCCCTGTTCGGCGTTATTACCGGACTTGTTGATGGGTTATTCTGGGGTGGGACACTGAATCTTTTTTCCTCATGGCGCAAAATGTCGCCACATGTACGAGGCGCTTAGGCAGATTCTGCGGCACTCTGGCACACCCTTTTGGCAAATTATGCGGCCTGCTGTAGTCATGCAGGCCCACGGAACATAATTACTCGCCGTTGAGTACCAGCTTATTATAGGCCTCTAATAGTTGCGTCTGAGAAACATAACGGTCGGCCACAAAAGAGATGGCGCCACATTTACCATTGCTAAACGTCACAAAGCTAATCTCTATCGCCAGGCTTTTTACAACCGCGCCGGGATAGATACAATTAATCTTACGTTCATACGGTCTGACATCGATTAATTCAGCAGGCTTATCTTTGATAAATAAAAGGACTTTCCTCATTTTTCATTCACATTAATCAACAGATACCTGAGTGGAATGTAATTATTACATCACCCTGGCTGGCATCTTAATTTCAGGAATAATCTGAGAGCACATAACACTCATCAAAACGTCGTGCTTTCCGGATTTATTTTATCCCTCCCTTACAGCCGAAAAAAACAAAACATACTATGGAGATCAGGCGACATTAAAAAATAGTCTAACGTCACGAGACCATCGATTAAAGGTAGACATACTTAATGAATTATTACATCGATAAATTATTTCATTATCAACTATGTCGCTTGAATCACATTGCGCCGCTTCGGTTAGCACGTTAATTTAACATTTGCGTAGCATTTAATTATCACGCATAAAAAACCGGGCATCAGCCCGGTTTTTTATGCTATTTCTGGCCCTACTCGCTCAGGCCTCGGTTTTTCAGCATCGGTTCAATCTGCGGATCATGACCGCGCCACTGGCGATAAAGTTCAGCTAAATCAGTACCATTGCCACGCGACAAAATCGCTTCGCGGAATCTTTGCCCGTTTTCGCGGGATAAACCGCCCTGCTCCACAAACCACTGGAAGCCGTCATCCGCCAGCATTTGCGTCCACAAATAGGCGTAATAACCCGCTGCGTAACCACCGCCGAAGATATGGGCGAAGCATATAATTCATTTACCATGTTTATTGAGTATAAACAGATAGTTAACACCCTATTTGCGCTGCAATTTCGCCTGTTAAAACCAAAAATGTAATCTCATAATATTCAGTAAGTTGCACATCATTTTGGGGAATGTTGAAACTTTATAAAATAGAAGATATGCTGTATGGAAAGTGTGCTTAACCAGTAGCATGAGTTCGATTCTCATGGCTGCACCTTTTGTTCCGGCGGTGACTTTAATCCTGTTCATTACAATTCTGCGTTATCTGGGTGTTGTGTTGATGAATCTTGCGAATAAGGAGAAGCCTATGAATAAATTGTTCCGTTTTACCCTAATGAATGCGTCATGCTTGTGCGAAACCATGTGGGCCGGAATTGTGGGTGTAGTTGCATCAGGAGCCTTATCTGTCCAGCCGTTACTGGGTAAGCACATTGAGCAGCGCCGTCATTAGGTGTCAAGGGTTGGAGGGTCAAACCCTCTCGTGCTGACCAAATTTCCCCGACTAAACTAACCTCTTACCGTTGTTTTTTATGCCAAAAATATGCGCATGGTCAAGCAATGGCAATATGATAGTAATACCCCCGTCAAATTCTTAAAGCTGAACACTCAGTCTTTACGTAGATATAAAAACACTTCATTATCAGATTACCTTGTAAATCTTGATCCGCTTACTGGTGCGCGCCGCTTTTCTCTCTTCCTCTATACTTTCAGTTTAACTGGCTGGAGGTGCACATGTGCGGACGATTTGCCCAGGCGCAAACGCGCGAAGAATACCTTGCCTACCTTGCGGACGAGGCAGAACGCGACATAGCTTATGACCCCGAGCCGATTGGCCGGTATAACGTCGCTCCTGGCACAAAAGTTCTTTTGCTTAGCGAACGTGATGAGCAACTGCATCTTGATCCTGTGGTCTGGGGTTACGCTCCCGGTTGGTGGGATAAAGCACCATTGATTAATGCTCGCGTCGAGACAGCAGCCACCAGCAGAATGTTTAAACCACTATGGTTGCATGGCAGGGCTATCTGTTTCGCTGACGGCTGGTTCGAATGGAAAAAGGAAGGTGACAAGAAACAGCCCTACTTCATTCACCGCGCCGACGGTCAACCGATTTTCATGGCAGCGATCGGCAGCACCCCGTTCGAACGTGGCGACGAGGCTGAGGGGTTTCTCATTGTGACTTCCGCTGCAGATAAAGGCATGGTCGATATTCACGACAGGAGACCGTTGGTATTGACGCCGGAAGCAGCCCGGGAATGGATGCGACAGGGCATTGGAGGGAAGGAAGCGGGAGAAATTGCAGCCGACGGTGCAGTACCGGCTGATAACTTTATCTGGCACGCTGTTACGCGTGCCGTAGGTAATGTTAAAAATCAAGGATGGGAGTTAATCGAACCGATTCGTTAATACTTACAAGACATACTAAGTAGTCTGCTATGAGCGAGGAACGGACATTGGCCTTATAGGATACCTGAACCGTTCTCTGAGAATTCTCTAAAAGCGAATAGATCGGTTAAGTGGGATGCTTACAGTATGTTATTTTTTAAAGTATTATACGGTATCAAAAAGTTTTTTTACCCCAGCAAGAAGATTGTTTACTCTTGTGATATTGCAGTCAGGGTATTTAAGTTGTCTGACCAAGTAGCCATAGGCTACAGCTGCGCGCTCGCGTTTTCCGACAGCTACAGTCTCAGCCCATATTCTACAATTATTAAAGAAATTGGGTGACGGGCATTGTGCATCTACGAAATCAGGCTGCCCCCAATAGAGGGCAGTGCCAGCGTTAGGCCAATCAATATCTTTTAAAGGACCTTCGGGGTGGAAAAAAGTACTGAGTTCGAATGTTATTGGGTCTGTGCTTAATGCTCGTTCCCCCACATCTCCATAGTCAATTAAAACTGGCGTTTTGTCCGGCGAAACTAATACATTCAGTCCATGTAAATCCCCATGTACACACCCCCACTTTACTTGAACAAAGTTAGTTTCGAATCGCTCGATCCAATCATGTTCAATTAAACCTAATATGGACTGAAAATCATCTTCTTTTATGAATGTTTCTCTAATTTCTTTAACAGTAGTTCGGCGTTGTGGTGCAGAGTTAGTCCAGCGTTCCAGTATTTTTTTCAACCTATCTATGATGACTGAGGAGTCCTGATTTATGAAGGAAAATCCATTTAATTCGGATGCTGTCGCTAAACTATAGAAAACACCGGATGTTTTTTTTGCCCCATAAGCCAAAACAGCAACCTTTCTTGGTGTTGCAAAGGATTCAAGCCTTGATATAAACCTATCGTGCCTCTCGACTTCATCATTAATAGTAGATGGGGTACCTATTTTAGCAATTGAATTATGAATTCTCAACCCAGTGCCATCGTTTACTTCAAGTTTATATACAGATGCGTCTGATAGACCACTACCAATTCTATCTACATTGCAATATACACCACCTACTGATGCTGTAAATATTTTAATTAGCCTTGTGATGGAAATATTTAAGTCGCAAGCTGGGTTAAGCTCAACCTCGCAAACTGAGTCGAAAGCTTCTAAATAAGGCCTTATTTTTTCGTCAAGAGAATTTAGCCTATGTTTTGGATGGAACCCTATTAAAGGAAGCGTTTTTCCGTGTCCCCACACATCGACTTGATGGCTAAGTTCCATCATGTCTGGAAGAAATGGTTCGGCGGATGAACCAGTAAGAATAAAAACTGGCGTGCCGGGAGCATTGGAAATAGCGATATCTAATAAATTTCGACCATGTTGAGGATCACTATCCATCTTGCCTTTAGCGGTCGGAAGTTTTAAGTCTAAAAATATCATATCAAAAAAATCAGACTCAATTAATAATGAGGCATCTTTGAAACTCTCTGCAACGATATATGATGGCTCACGGCATATTGCGTTAACTCGTGACTTTATTTCTTCTGCAAAACTGACGTCATCTTCTACAATAAGTATATTCACGGTTTTAAGCTCCACCTCAATTCAAATACAGCTCCTTCTGATTCAGAGTTTCGGAGCTCGACTTTACCATGCAAGGTTTCAATTGCCTGACTTGCTATTCCTAAACCAAAACCTAAATGTCCAGACTTGCTTGTTTCGCCTAAATTAAATGAACTCGCTGAATTACCTGGCAATCCGGGTCCGTTGTCAATAACACTGATCCAAGTATCTCGGTCCGTCTGGCCCCAGCTAATGACAATAGAAGCTCTTCTTTCTTCATTTGAAAGAGATATTGCAGCCTCCAATGCATTTTTTATTCCGTTACAAAGGGCTAGTCTTAATAATCCTCGATCGCAGAATATGACTAATGGGGAACGACCAACAAATGATACGTCAATGTCCTTATCCGTCATCTCCAGCTCTACAATATCTTTTAAAAAAGTAGGTAGATCCATATCAATGGGGTGGGGAAGAGATGTTGCTTTCTTCAGTTCTCCAATTCCATCAAATACGTCCTGAAGATGTTCAATACGTGTTTTTGTACGGGAAATGGCATAGTTAGGTAGTTCATTGGAGATTGTGCTAGCCAAAAGCCCTATTTTAGAGCCTATCTCATGCAATAGCAGCCCAGCAACCCACTCGATTGCTTCTGCTCGCAATTTTTTTTTAACTTCTTGAGGTATAACATCGGGTTCAGTATCTTCAACATAATTATCAGAGTGTAGGTTTTGAATCAAACGTTCAATTCCTCTAATTAGATAAGTATCAGATTCTGATGCTTTGATTTGTAATAATTCTTGAATGTCAGTTTCAAGAGCTAAACTCTCAAGCTCGCGAACAGCCTTAAATTTTGTATGTGAGTTTTCACTTGTTAAGGCAACCAAGGCTTCCTCGCGAGTCATTATTTAATTCGCTCCCCATAAAACTTAGCTCGCTGACTAAAGGCTTTAGCCCCTCCTTCCATAACAGTGCTTATTGCGTTTACAACACTAATCTCATCCAGTGGTCCAGAGGATAAGCGGAACCCTCTACGCCCATCGGAACCTAAGTGAAGTACTAGATCTGCATCTCCGAGTACTGGAATGTTTGGGTTGTGGGTTGAAAATATAATTTGGCCTTGGTCGCCCCTTGATAGAATTACTTTAATAAGCGTTTCTGCGATGAATGCATTGTCGATATGGTCTTCAGGCTGATCGACAATCAACATCCTGTTCATGTGCGAAAGTATGAGCGGTAATACAACCGTACATCGTTGACCGGTTGAAAGTTCTGTTATATCTTTGTAGTCCGTCCCATCAAGCAACTGTAAAGATGTATCATCATCTATATTAATGGTACATATATCACCAAGTTCACAGTTTTTTAAGTGAGAAAGAATGCGGGATGCTCTATCAGTATTGATATTAGCAGCATATTTGATCAAATCTACATCAAAATTATCTACAGCTTCTAGCAATGCACGGGGACTAATGTTTTTAGCTATTGATTCTGCCGCATCAGCATAACGCATTCCACTTCCTCTCAAAACTTCGGAAATAGCAGAAGCAAAAGCCTTGTATTGTCCGTTACGATATACTGAAACTTTGATGTTAGGATATACGATCTTATTTAACTGTTCTGCAGCAGCTACACGGGCGGAGAACCTTTCAGCACGTATTCTATCAATTTCATCAAGCGACTCAGCTCTTGTAGTGATTAACTGGGAGAGAGAGTTTTTCATGCTGGCCAGGAATAAATTAGCTGATTCTAGCTTAGCAATATTTTCCCTTAGTTCTTGGCCTCTTCTAAGGATGTTTCCTGAACCTGATTGAATACTCTCTATCTCCTGTCTTAATTGACGTGCTTGATCTTCCATTGATATTTTACTTGAAGTAAAACTATTAAGGTTTGAATCTAACTCCGAGTATATTTTCAAAATCTCACCAAGTTCATTTACTAAATTTATTTTTACATTGTTAATCCTGTCCATCATTGGATTTAATAATAATTGTGTACTCTCGTCAAAGTTAGATGAGTCTAGAGGAGCACTATCAATTCCTTTTTTAACTTCTTGACTCCAGAGCCCAACACTATTTTTAATCCTAGAAATTTGCTCAATAATTCCACTTGCGTTAGATATATTTATAGTTTGCATTGAAAGAGAATATGTTTTTTGTTTTAGCAAATCTGAGGTTTTAGAAACATTCTCTTCAGCTTGGATAATATTTCTTAACTCATCTTTCAATGTGGGAAGGGAATTTTGAGTTTGTTCGAGCTCATCAATTTCTCGTCTACTTTTTTCAATCTGTAATGTTAGATTTCTGCATTTAGTGACTAATTCTCTTTCTTCCGATTCTGTATCAGGAGTAAATCTAACGAAACCGTCAATTAATTTCAAACGCCCTGAGGCTTCTAGTCCAACAGTCTCAATTTCTGTTTGAGAAAAAATAACAGGCTTTCTAAATTGAGCTGTAGCTCTAGGGATGGGATCGCTAGCAGTCCGACTTACGAGAATAGTATTATCACCATCGGCAAGAGTAACTGTGACTTGCCCAGAACCCAAGACTGAAAGTGCGTGATCTCTACTGCGTCTAGTGGTCTCGACTGTTGTGCTGGTTACATCTAAACAGAATCTTATAATCTCAATTAGTGAAGTTTTTCCGGTTCCCCTTGCTCCAATTATGGCATTTAGACCTGATGTAAATCTGACATCAAGACCGTCCAGAAAACCCTCTTCAATTTGTACGCGCTGTATGTACATTCCTTAACTAATCCTTAGATTTGGGCAAGTTCTGTTGTTTTACCATCTGCAGCTTAATTATACTAGATACACCCTCATCTGATGAACTGCCTTGAGTGTTGCGTTATCGTTAATTGTGCATTCACGTGTTGGTCTATTGCGAATTTTTGTACGAACAGAAGCTTGAACTCGGGTCAAATGTTCTGCTCCCTATGACACTTCTTGCTTGCCCTCAAGAACCGCTTCCCGTTCATTAAGTCTGACTAATTCAACAAGGTCCGCTTCACGCCCTGAGACATTCGACAAGCTTTCTACGGCATTAGTAAGGGCGATTTTCGCGCTTCCAGTGCCAGCAAATATTTCGCTTCGTCATAACGGGTTCTGGTCTTCCAGCAGCGGTAAATAATCCTTATCCATTTGAATGCCAGAGCCCGGATTGCAGACTGGTGAGATTTTCCTTTTTCTCGCATCCCCTGATAATACAACTTGGCCCAGTATGATGAGTTAACCGTCTTGGCAGCCCATTCGATAAAGGTTTGCCTGACGAACTTGGCACACTGCCATCTCCAGTGAACCCAGGATTTTTGACCGCTTCGCTCGGTTACTGGCGCGATGCCAACATAGTTTTGAATTTCTTCGGCGCTGTTAAAGCGGTCGCGGTTATCACCGAGTGCGGCAAGCATACGCGGTCCCATACACGGCCCCATGCCTGGAAGTGATTTGAACAGTTCAGCATCTGGCAATGGGTCAAATAGCGTTTCAATGCGTTCGTCATAGGTTTTGATGATTTCACTCACGACTTTAATTTGTGTCGCCAGTGCTGTTGCCATCAAAGCATTAGCTTCTATAACACTCGGGTCTGCAGTCAATGGGATCGCGTTATTAATACTTGCAACACGTTGCTCGGTGAGGGCTGTTGCGCGGCCACCTTTGGCATTCAGAAAGTGGCGAACGGTGTCGCGTCTGGCTCGTTTCAGTTTTTGCAGACTGGGCCACCGTATAATCAGTTCACACAACAGCAAACTACCCCGATGTGAGAACCATTCAAGGGGTTGAGGATAATACTGCTTAAGCGTGTTAATGAGCCGATTAACAAAGCGGCGTTTGTCTTCTACCAGCAGTCTACGCTGCTCCACTAGTTGTAGAAGTAAACGGATATCAGCATTGTCGGGTTCGATGGCTTTTATCTTTTGGGGATAGCGAAGCATCAGATCTAACGCTAACTCGGCATCCTGCGGATCATCCTTCGCACCACTTGGCCAGAAGGTCTGCCGATAGCGGGCCAATGATAACGCGTGTACAGGAAAGACAGTAACAAAGGGGTACTTCTGGAGAGCATACACTACCGGGCCTTTCTTGAGTTCAAGAGCGATAGCGATCCTGCCTCTGACCTTCTGGTGCAACTCATTGAGCCAGGTATCAAGCGCTTCCGGGGTATGTTTAATCACATGGAATGTGCGCTCACCGTTTTTAAACTGAACGCAGACATCGTGCTTTCTATCCGCCCAGTCCAGACCAACATGAGCAGCAAACTGATCTATAGCAGTCATCACCAACTCCTTTTAACCGGGGATTGGTATGCATTCCACGCTCTTCGAAAGAAATATAGCCAGCAGTTTATCTGCATGCCCTGAGTATTCGTTAGCGAACGTGGAGCACTTACTGGCTCGAAAGCAAAGCGGCAATCATCAAATCACATGATTCTGGCACAATATTCGTAACCAGTAAGCGCATACCCTGAATCACTTAAAAGTGTAACCCTCAGGGTTCGAATGACTATACCTGGCACAAAGCGGACGTGTTTCCTTTTTTGTTTTGGCTTGAAATATTCAACCAACAGAAGCATATCGCCTATTGTTTCACCTGACGACAGGCAAATCAGAAAATCTCGTCGTATAACGCGGCGAGAGCATCTCCCTCTTCATCTGCCATTGCTGCTGTATTCCTTGTCCTGCGAAATACAGCGTGCCTTTTCCTTCTTTGGTATTTAGCTGATCTAACAGTGTCATCAGTTGTTCGCTGTCACGACGCGGCGCGTTGTCGTCGAACAGATTCAACTGTGCTACGCCCTGACTGAAAAAATCTCCGAGCATTACGCCCGCCTTTTGATAGCGGTGACCATCACGCCAAATTTTGTCCAGACAGCGCGTTGCCGCGCCGATTATGTCCCTGCTGTCCTGTGTTGGCGTCAGCAGCTTCACTGAGGCGCTGTTCCCGTAATAGGGTTCGTTAAGCGCGAACGGGCTGGTTTTCACGAAGGCGGAAATAAACCGGCAATACTGATGTTCGCTACGGAGTTTTTCTGATGCGCGCGCCGCGTAGCTGCAGATGGCCTGGCGCATCTCTTCATAATCAGTAATACGGCCACCGAATGAACGAGAGCAAACTATCTCCTGCTTGGCCGGGGCAAACTCCTCCAGTTCGAGGCAGGGCTCTCCGCGTAGCTCCCGGATGGTTCGCTCCAGCACCACGTTAAAGTGTTTGCGGATTACCCAGGTGCTTTGCTCGGATAAATCGAGGGCTGTTTTAACACCCATCGCATTCAGCTTTTTGCTGATGCGCCGCCCCACTCCCCAGACGTCCTCAACCGGAATCAGGGCCATCAGCCGCCGCTGGCGATCAACATTTGACAGGTCTACTACCCCGCCAGTTTGCTTTTGCCATTTTTTGGCGGCATGGTTCGCCAGCTTTGCTAGCGTTTTTGTGGGTGCGATTCCGACACCAACTGTCAGGTGAGTACGCTGCAGAACGGTGGCGCGAATCTCCCGCCCGAATTCCTCCAGCACCCGGCAGTTACGGACACCAGTCAGGTCGCAAAAGGCCTCGTCGATGCTATAAATTTCCACGCGAGGACTCATTTCTTCCAGCGTCGTCATCACCCGGTTGCTCATATCAGCGTAGAGCTCGTAATTGCTGGAGAATGCGACGATACCATGACGCCGAAACTGTTCCTTTTGCTTGAAGTACGGTTCTCCCATTGTGACAAAAGGTTTTGCCTCAGCGCTCCTGGCTATTACGCAGCCGTCGTTATTTGATAAAACAACGACTGGTCTCCCTTTCAAATCAGGCCGAAACACGGTTTCGCAGGACGCGTAAAACGAATTGACGTCACAGAGCGCAAACATAGTCAGCTCGCCGCTTTTACGATAAACGTCACCACCCCGAATATGTCCAACACGTCTTCGCTTTGAATCCGTATCGGCGAATAGGCGCTGTTCATAGGATTAAGTTGTATGTTCGGGCGCAATTGCAGTCGTTTCACTGTAAATTCGCCGTCCACCGCAGCGATGACGATATCGCCATGCTGCGCGGTACGGGAGCTATCCACCACCAGCAAATCTCCGTCACTTATCCCCCCTTCAATCATTGAATCCCCTGCGGCTTTCACAAAATATGTTGCGCTGGGATGATGAATAAGGAGTTCGTTCAGGTCGATACGCTGCTCAACATAATCGGCAGCCGGTGAAGGAAAACCGCACTGAACCAGATCACTGAACAACGGTAGCGCGACAACTGCGCGCGGAAAATCTGCTGGTTTGATGAATTGCATACGACGCACCCACTATTACTGTTTTTATATACAGTAGTTTTTTGAGCACAAATGATCAAGATAGCGCTTCGTTTGAGGGTGAGCGAAGATTAAGCAGTTTGCGTTAAAGCACCCTTTGAATGAAATGCTTAGATGGAGTGTAAATTTTCAGGCCTCTGGTTACTCTGCAACCGGTTCGTCAGATTTTTTGGACTCAAGTGCTGCAACGCGTGCGGTCAATGCGTCAATCTGCGCCATCAGAGCCAGAATCGCCTCATGGTGCAGCGCTGCTGCAACCCCAGCAGTATCAGGGCTGAGCACATCTTTAATTACAGTGCCGTCTTCCAGCTCTCTGTCACCAGTCACGAACACATTATCCGGGAATACAGACTGGACTTCCTGAGCAATAAATCCTATACCCGGTGCGATACCGTCCAGGCGTTTCCACGAAACACCGCGAATGGCCTGCATTTTATCCAAGGGATTCTCTATCCTTGCCACGTCGTATTTCAGGCGCTCATCAGAGTTTGAAATCCACGTTCCGGGGGCTGTTGCCGAACCGAACTGATCAAACAGATACCTGGTATAACCTGAACTCGACGTCGGCTGGATAGCAATGACCGCCTTAGACCCCGCGCCCTGGACAGCCAGACCGTGGAACAGAAACTGTGCCCCGTTATACACACCACTATTCCATCCTGAGCTGGTTAACGGTGTAACTGTTTCTGTGCCATTAGCGGGGGCTACAGCAGGAGATGCAGCTCTCAAATAAACGCTACCGCTGATGGTTCCACCGGTTTTGCCTTCAACTGTATTCAGACGGTTATCATTTCCAGGGCAAAACGATCCGGGGGTGGTGCCGAATGGGTTTGCTAATCCCGTCCCGCCCTGCCCCTGGCTGAGCGGTGTTGTTAGCCCGTTCAGTGAAGTGATATCTGAGTTAGCCCCTTTTTTTGCCAGCGACTTCTGACCGGGAACCGTGACGGCCACACCGTTTGTTGTGATAGTGACGTCACCCGCCCCGTTCATCACATCGGCGAAGCCGCTCATATTCCGCTGATACAGCGTCAGCGTCTCAGCGATATTCTGCGCCAGTCCGTCCACGCTCAGCGAATCACTCAGGAGGATGGCGTAAGCGGTACCGGCTGCAATTGCCGGGTTTGCCGCTGGCGTTACGGTGAGCTGGGTTGCGCTGTTGATGGCCGTTATCTGGAATACCTGTACCGGGTTTGCCAGAGTGACCAGGGTGCATCCAACGCGGATCAGTGAGCCTGCCGCTGTAAAATTCGTGCCAGTACCCGTCAGCGTATTGCCGCTGACAGCAATCGAACCAGTTGTGTAAATCATATTTTCTCCGGGCATAAAAAAACCGCCGGAGCGGTTTTTTTATGTGATTTAAATTTATTTGCAGGTAGACACGGTGAAATTATTTTTATTCACCCATTGCCAGTTAAATGGATACCCAGCCCTGTATTCAATTTGATTAGCGACTGTGCGCACGCCGTAAATCTGTACGGTATGTGGCAACCCACCTATATTGGCAGTTGCTTCGCAGACAGGATTTTGCTTTTCGAGAATGCCTGAACATGCAGACAGAGATAACACCAGAGATAAGGAAATAATTATTTTATGCATTTTAACTTCTCGTAAAGAGAGTAAATACACACATTACAAAATAACTAATCCGCTTTAAAATAGATTTAATAGATCAATTATCCCTAAACGATCGATTAAAACGATCAATTAATCATAGGCGGCTGTATTAATCGCCGTCAGTGCTATTCCTGTATTTGTGCTCCCGACCGGGACACCCGTTGCTGTTGTGCCGGGCGCGGCATTTATTCGGGTGTTTGCTCCATCAAACCGCGCGGCAGAATATGCAGTAATATTGATAATGGTCGGTGGTTGTGTTGAGTTGTTCTGAATGTTTGTAGACCCCAACATGCCGGGGGCAACAGCCCATGAACCGCTCAGCGTCTGGTCAATATTTATTCCACCATTTACACCTGGTGTGCCAACTGTCACCAGGTCACTCAGTACCTTACTTTCATTTGTCAGCACCAGTTTTCCGGCAGCATCCCATATAGCGAAGCCCCATGACGGAAGGGGTTGAGGAAATATTGCGAAAACATAGGCGGTCAGCATGTGCGATTGTCCGTAAGCATTGTTTGAGTTTACAAAAATGCTATTCCCTGACCTGCTCGCCCCGACGCCGGTAGGTTGCGCCGTATTCGTGGTTTTGCAAAAAACCAGTGCCGGGTAAGATGCGTCAATTGCTATCGTAGTCGATGCAGCATGTGCCGATCCATTCTGGGCTGAATTAATGCTGACTCTGGAGTACAGACAAAACGGCGTTGATTGTGGCGTAACAAACGGATTGCCATTATCCATCAGAATCATTGCCCCATAATCAGCCATTACGCCTTCTCCATAAATACGACTAATTCACAGGTTGACGCCGGGTAATTACCAGTCCCGACATCACTGGCTGGCGACAGAGTAATGGTATTCCCGGCGGCAACAATGCGACGACCTACGCTCACAGCTCCAACATCAAGCGACACGACGAAACCAACTTTAAAACCCGTAGGTACCGTAAAACTCCAGGTCCCTGATGTCTGCCCCGCTGACAAAGGAATGCGCCCAATAACAGAAACTGGCTTAATTCCATAGTTATTCGGGACGCCGTTAGCGTCCCATGTCTGAATACCATAAGCCATCAGAACACCCCATCCAGAAGCCCAAACTGTACTCGCAATACATTATTGGCGTCCCTGACGCTAATTTTCTGGTTGGTCTGTCGCATGCCTCCCTGACCAGCAACACTACCGTTATTTTCAAACGTGCCGTCTTTACCCAGCCGCCACCCAACAGAACCTGCCACAAAGTTATTCGACTGGATATACGCCCCAATTTTCGCATTGGTGATAGTCCCGTCCTGGATAAACGTGTCACGAATAAACGTCTGTCCGTTCTGAATAACAAACGGCAGCGATACTGCCGCACCAGCCTGGCTCATAACAGCGAAACGGTCGGCGAGGAAGACAACCTGGCTTTGCATTCCACTGGGGGTATTTTGCACTCCAATTCCCATGCCCGCGCCGAAGTACACGCCGTTGACATCCACGCCAACCTTTATCGAGTACATCGCGTTCAGGTTGCCGTTGATATCCGCTACCGCCTGGGCGTTCGTGGTAATTGCCGCAGCCTGGCCGTTTACCGTGACGCTCAGTGAGTTGATTTTCGTTGCGGAGGTCTGCGTAAAATCAGACATCGTTTTTGCGAAGTCCGTGATATTGGCATTGCCACCAGCCGTGGCATCCAGGGTTTTCAGCGACTCAGCAACGGCTTTGCTCGCGTCCACCATCACGTTATCAACACGCTGGATACCGGCACTGTTTGCGCCGTACTGAACACTGAGCGTCATCCGGGTATTGGCCTGCGCCAGCGTCTCCTGAATCAGCGCCACCGCCGTGTTTTGCACCCCACCAGCCGCGTTAGCCGTTTTCCCTGACAGTTCGTCGAAACGGGATGCGGTAGCGCTGTCGAGCGTGGACACAGCCTGTGTGAGCTGGGTTACGTTAGCGGTATTGTCCTCCGTCTGAGCCGTCAGCGTATCAACCGCCGTCGCGCGCGCCTGAGTCTCGTCGGCGAGCGCCTGAGTCAGTTGCGTTACCTGTGCCGCGTTCTGGTCGGTTTTTGCCTCCAGGCGCGTCACGTCCGTAACGCGGGCCTGTGTTTCGGTGGCAATCACCTCCCGTAGCTGGGTGAACGTTGCTGAGTTTACGCCGTTCTGTGCAGACTGCCTGACAACTACGTCAGCGATAGCCAGTGCGTTACTGATAATACTTTCTGCCGTCTGCCGGTTCGCGCCCACTGCCGCCGCCAGTTGGTCGGCGTTTTGGGTAATTGCTGTGGCGAGGTCAGCAACGGTTTTACTGGTTTCAACCGCGTTTTCGATGATATCTTTGAATAGCTCGGTATCCTTGATCTGCTCAAGCACGGCATCAGTGATGTCAGACACATCAACACTGGCCTGCCCCCTCACCCATCCGGTGTAACCCGACTCGTTCCCGGTCCTGTCCACCAGTTGTGCGCGGTACCAGAAAACCTGCCCCGCTTTGAGGCCCATCTGCTGATATTTGCGCAGCGGATACGGCACATCCGCCAGCAAAACCGCATCATCAGTCGTACCCGTGGCGCTGTACTGAATTTCCGTTTTCAGCGTGTCGTCCGTGTTCGCAGGGAATCCCCAGTTCAGTTCAATACCGAAAACCACATTGTCCGACGCGGTGAAACCGACAGGTTTAGGCGGATTTCCCGTTTTCCCGGTCAGTGTTGTCTCGGTTGAATATCCCCAGCCTGAGGAAATTTCAGCCGCGTTAATAGCCCGCACCCGCGCGAGATAACGTCCGGTATAGATGGCTGGCACCTCAAATGACGCGGTAGAGCTGCGGGGTACGTTCACCCAGTCGCCATCGTTACGCCGCCACTGGGCCTCGTACGAAATAGCGTTTGATGCCTGGTCCCAACTGACGCGCATCGTCTCCAGGCTGATCCCCTGATTCACAACGGCATAGCTGGAAATGAGGATATTCGAAGGTGCAGACTGATTACCTGGTGGAATGACACTTACCGGGCGCTGATCGATAATCGCACCTGTATCGATGCGGGCATATTTATCCGGGTCGTGTGCGGCACCCACGATGGTGAATGTGCCGTCGTCATTTTCCGTAACACTGACGACGCGGTATTGCTGGGCATAAAGCGAATCTGACTCAACCACCCACACCGCCTGAGCTTCTGGCGTTGTAGTGAACACCGTCGAAACGGTGACTTTATTACCGCTGACAGCCTGAATGGTGCGGCTCTGTGATGCGCCTGTCGGGAGGTTCACCATGATGCGATCACCCGCTACGGCATCCGGCACACGGTCGAGCGTCAGTACCCGACCGCTTACCGCGCTGATGCGGCCACCCGTTACTTTTCCGGCCAGGTCCCTGTCACTGACTGCAATGATGTATCCCGGCTGCGGGATATTCCCGTCGAGCCCGACAGAGAAGGTCACCACACGGTCTTTGTTATTGGTCAGAATGCCCCAGCGCCCCTTACGGTTTGCCTCCGATTGCCGGGTGCAGCCGATAGCCGTCAGTTCAAGCTGGTTAAAGCCAAAGCGACGCACCAGATCCTGTTCAAATACAGGTTCCATAGCATCGGAATACGCATTCGCAGGGTCTGAATATGAAACCAGCGCAGTGGTATAACGGGTTTTGGAGGTGCTGCTACTATAAACAAATTTAGTATCATCAATTATGCTGGCATTGGTATAGCTGTAATCGACATCACGTGGCATATCAGCCAGAGCAACAATCTGATTGCCGCCCCAGTACGTCATCCCCCGGAAAATAGCCGCAATATCCCTCATGACTGTGTATGCGTCGTTACGGTCCTGCACATAAACATTGCAGGTGTAGCGGGGCTCCAGACCCTCACCGCCTTTCCCGTCAGGGACAAGCTGATCGCAGTACTGTGCAACCTGGTACAGCATCCATTTATCGATGTTAGCTGCCGTCAGCCTGTCGCCCAGCCCAAAGCGATCACTCACCACCAGATCATAAAAAATCCATGCCGGGTTGTCGGTCCACGCCCACCGAAACGCGCCTGTCCATGTACCGCTGTAGGTGCGTGTTTCAGGATCGTAGGTATCAGGGACACGAATAACGCGACCGCGCGGCTCGCATGAAATCTGCGGTACCGAACCATTAAACTGGCTGGAATCGAATTCGATATACAGCAACGCGGTATTCGGATAACGCAACTTGGCGTCGATCACTTCCGTGTAGCTCTGTAGCATCATGTTATCGCCGATTTTTGCGCTGTTCGCGTCCGCACTGATTTTACGCAGGCGAACCGTCCACGTTGTGGCACCGGCTGGCAAATTGATGCGGTGGCTACGCTCGTAACCGCTGGTCGTCTTACCCGTTACAGATGTGTCGATTACCGTCTGAAACGAACCGCCGTTCGTCTGCAGGTCTATCGCATAATTGATGGTGTATCCTACAAGGTCGCCGTCATCTTCCTGACGGAAAATAGACGGCCATTTGATGCGCAGGCGAATGGCTGAAAGTTGTGTATTCGTAAATGTGCGGGTCCAGGGAGTTGCACTGGAAACAGTAATACCGCCTGCGCCGATCTCATTTTCACTGCCCGGCATCCCCTGAATGTATGTTTGCGCCTGTGTGCCCGAACGAAACTCCCAGGTTACGCCGCTGAAATTTGACGAGCCATCAGCATTCAACAGTGGCGTACCATCCAGAAAAATAGACTGCCCGGTGAGGCCACCGGAAAATTCACCTTCGCCAAGCGCCAGAAGGATTTTTGCCTTTGCAACCGACTGGAGGTCATCGGGTTGTTCAGTTGGCGTGCGTGAACTGGAGCTACCGCCCTTGCGACCCTGAATTTTCTTATTTGCCATAGTGCGCCCATAAAAAAACCGCCCGGAGGCGGTCATTAAATTGAGGTATTTTTATTGCTGGTCTTCAACGTAAATTCCTGCGGAAATAATAGCCCCACCGATACGCCGTTTTCCATAAAGAAGCGGCACAGGATACCCCTGAGCGGCTGTATTCGTTACGCTCCCGAATGCATAAGACGGCTTATTATCGGCGTCCTGTTTGCTGGCCAGTCCTGCAGGCTGCGGAGATAACATCTGGACGATCCCTCCGGCCATCATTCCCACACCACCAGCAACAAGAGCTGCACCGCCGTATGCATATGTAATTACACCAACGACAACCAAAACAGCGCCAAGAATTGTTTGAAGGATACCACCACGCTTACTGCCCATGACAACCGGTACGACCCGGATGACTTCTCCGGTAACCGGAAATCCTAAATCATCGATTCCAATATTTTTTTTGCCTTTGAAAACCGCGTAGGTAAGCCCACGCCGTTGGCTAGTTATCATGAATTTTTCAAAGCCGGAAATAGTTGCTGCTAACGCTCTGGTGGCTTCATGTGTATTTCTTATTAACCGATAATGAACCTTGCCGAAGGTTTTACCAAGAACGCCAAACAGTTCTATACGAGTCATTATTTCTTTCATAAGCCACCAATAAAAAACCTGCCATAGCAGGTTTAGTGAAATCACAAGCACCTTTTAATGCTGTCTATTCGATCATTTACTCTATAAAAAAACAAAGCACTTTGATGATAAAAGTTAATCCTTGTCATATCGTTATCTGTGAATACATCTGCCATCTCACTTTGCGTTTCAGAGTAAACAGTTTTTCCATCATTAAGATTAATGTTATCTTGAATAAATACATTACCATAACGAAATACTTTTACTTGCCAGTCGGCCAATATGCAATTGGATACTTCATTCACTGATTTGTTCGTGGCATATGTAATATCCGGTTTTTTATTTCGTAAGTCTTGCATATTTACACAACCGGAAAGGGTGAATATGGCAATCAATCCTATTAATATTTTCATGGATGCATTCCTTATAAATAATCATGCATCATGATAGCAGATTTATATGCCTCAAGATCATAACAGTTCTGTCTTTCCAATAGCCCCCATAGGGAACACGATTGCTAAGCATTCCGTACATATGATGCAATATCATGCTGCCTTCCAACAGGATAGCGGCATGATTCCATTTGTTGGCCTGCACCTGCATGATCACAACATCACCCGGCTGTGTGGCACCAGTCACTTCCCTGAACCCGCATTTATGCCAGTTATCCTGATACAAATTGTCGGGGTACTGGTCCTCCCACCACGGATAATCGACGCGGTAATCCGGCAGCTCAATGCCGTACATTTGCCGATAATAGGACATTACCAGCCCCCAGCAGTCGTAAACCCCCAGCACAAAAGGCCGCTCCAGCAACGGCAATTCGCCGCGTGGGTTGATTGTACACAGGTCGCCTTCCGGCCAACTGACGATGTGCCAGGACACCGCCATCAAATCGCATTGCGCCTTATCCAGTTCGCTGGGCTGAGTCGTTGCGTCAGGATGGCTATGCACGATAGCCGTAACCGTTCCCCAGTCTTCGGCGGTGGCGTAGTCTTCCGGCGACAGAACAAAATGTTCAGTTGGTTCGTTAGCCTGATTACGGCAAGGAAAATATCTCTCCACTCGACTTTTTTGCGACACGACACCACAACACTCACGGGGATATTCACTAGCGGCATGCGCCATGATGGCATTTATGGTTTTCTGACGCATATCAGCTCCTGATGAGTGACGTGCCGGGGAATCCACCAAAGGAAAGTTCGTTATTTTCACCGAACCGTAACTTGCAGGCCGTTAGCGTGCCGTTGCACTGGTCTAATGAAGGATCAGTTACCGGGTTGTTGTTTTTGTCGAAGTAGTTCGTGCCTGCATAATCACAGCCATCACCGCTGCGGAACTTACCACGAATACACCAGGAGCAGAGAGAATGAAGCTGACGGGTCGGGATCATCAACCCTTGCAAATCCATCGGACTGGTTAGCCGAAACTCGATAGCCTCTGATGTTTCGGTATTTTTCCCGTCGATATACCAGACCTGCAACTTTTCCTGAGTGGGATCTGCCGTGGCATTGCCGGAAGGGAAATTACGCGCATCCAGATACTGCGCCAGCGTGTCATGTATCGTGACGGTCGCTTTCAACAGGTCGTCATATGCAAGGCACAACGCAGTGATGGCGCCGTCAAGGTTCGCCACGGTCAGTTTTGGCGTGGCGCCACTGCCGGTAGTCGATTTTTCCAGTCCGTTAATCTGACAGGGCCAGGCTTTATATTCGTTACCCTGCCACCAGATGGATTTAGCCGGAAGCGTTGATTCATCACCACCTGCTGCAGTTATTTCTGACGGGGTATGCGCAATATTGTGACTATGGAATCGTAGCACTGCCCCCACGCCAAAAGAGGTACCATCAACTTCAAAAAGCCGGATTTCATTTCCCGGCTCCAGTTTTTGATAATCATTATTCAGACTCATGGTGCAAACGCCTGTTCAAAGGTTGCAGTGATGGTAATTAGTTTTTTACTTTTAACGATGAGTTGCAGGCTGTCAGCCTGAACACGCCATAACGCGAGTTCCCCATAGGGGGGCTGAAAAGAAAATGACTTTGTTTTATGGCTCCGGAGAAACGCATAAATTTCAAGTGCAGTATCTTTATTCCCTGTATAGGAAAATGCGTAATTCAGGGTCTCCGAATTAAGCCCATTTCCACTTACCTGCGTATAACCGTCACCAAACTGAACCTTACGGATATTATCTTTGACGGTTACAGCAGGCTGTCCCGATGCCTGAATTTTCCAGGCAAACGCATCAATAGCCATATTTACCTCGTTTTGGTCAGAGCCCAAATCATTCCACCCGGTCGGGATTCTCTTTCAATGCCTTCCCGAATAGATTTGTCGACAACCTGCTGGTAAGCCCGACCAAGCGCACCAGCATTTGCCGAACCCTGCTGACCCTGAGAGGATTGTGGCGTCGTGACAGATACGGGCGCATAGACGCTGACGCCAGTCTGCAGACTGCCCGATGTGGCATTCCCGACGAACCCGCCAGAGGCATAACCTCGCATCAGGCGATAAAGGTTTCCCACGCCGAGGCGAGCAGTAGATTCTTTGGTGAAGACAAATTCGCCGCCATGAACAATCCCTTTTGGCTCGAATTTACCGCCGGGTCCGGTATAACCGCCGCCGTCGTATTCAGGGATATAGCCGCCTTTCCAGGCCTGTACCGGGCCAACAAAGCTGGGACTACCTATTCCACCGCCCTGCGGGCCATCGAAAGAACCGGCAACCCATCCCATGGCTTTCTGAACGGCCCAGGCCACCAGCAACTGATTGGTGATTTGAACTATCGATTTGAGGATGGAAACGGTGAAGCTTTTGAAGGAAGTCTTCCCGGTGGTCACCAGTTCAGTCAGCATGTCGCTCATGCCGCCAAGTGCACTGGATGCGGCATTCTGCATGGCAGAATACACGTTTGTTGCTGAATCCAGATACTCGGCGAACCCCTTTTTAGCCCCGCTGAGCCAGTCACCGCGAAGACTGTCCTCAGCGGCGTAATACTGATTCAATGCGGCGAGTTCACGCTGATAATCGACGTCAGTCGTCTTGCCCCCGGCATTTTCCCATCCGCTCCTGAGTTGTGCATACGCAAGGTTACGCCCGGCGGCGCGGTCGCTTAATGCTGCAGAATCCGTTAATGCCGACTGCTTCGCCGACATCTGGTTGGTGTATTTCGTCGCGGTGTCCATCCGCTTGTTAAGCTGTTCCTGCGCGGTGATCTGGTCGCCTAAAAGGGCTTTTTGCTGTGCAAGGGCAAGAATGCGCGCTTTGTTTGCCAGCAGCGATTCTTCCTCTTTTGACAGCTTGCGCTGGCCTGCCGCCTCTTCCAGCACAGAGAACTGAGCCTCGGTTTTCCAAAGGTCTTTACGCTGCTGACTGATGACGTCATTTAATCCGGTGTGCTGCTGCAGCACTTTAAGCTGTGCCTGCAGGGCGATAAGTTCAGCCGCTTCCCGGTCGCTTGCTTTGTCACCTGCCGGAACCGTTGTTTTTGGGGTTTTGGGATCCTTATATTTTTCATTGATCGCGGCTGTTAGCTTATTGAATTTGTCCTGTGTGATAAGCCCCTGTTCGAGTTGTCGCTGATATTTCGTCTGCAGGTCGTTACGGATCTGAGCGTTTGTCCTGGCTGATTCCAGAAATTTATCAGCTTCAATATTTGCCGAGACCTGTTGCCGGTTTAATTCACGGCTTTCCGTGCTTACCTGCCTGACAAAACCCAGCAGTCCTGCGGCACTGGTATTAATATTTTCCCAGTTCGTTGCAATACCTGCGGACTGGTCACGCATTTGCTGGTTAATATTATCGAAAACCGCAGAGCCGGTACCCGGGTTGAATTGCGGAAGCTTCACTGTCGTGGCGTTATCCGCAACCGTATCAGACCAGAATTTGTAATTTTTAAGTTTATCGATAAGCCCCTGCCAGTAGCCTGCGAGCTCGTCCAGGTCTGACTTAGAGGCGTCTTTGAAACTTTTCTGGCTGTCACCAAGTGAGTCGATGATCAGTTTCGTGGCACCGGCTTTATCACCCAGATCAACCATATGCCTGACCTGTTCATACAGTGCCAGGTTCGCAAAATTATACTGCTGGTTGATATCGACAAATGCTTTCAGCGGGTCCTGGGGGATTTTCCCCAGCTCGGCTACCAGGTCTTTAACGCTGGCTCCCGTATTTTTTGACAGCAGGATAGCCGTCTCGCTCACCTGTCGGATCTGATCAACTGTCAGGCCCAGCCCGGTGGCCTGCGCGACCGCTGCCGCAACCGCTGATTTTCCCGCATCAGCGTTTTTTACTATCTGGGCGGTGATGCGCGCCAGGCTGTCGGCGGTCTGGCCGCTGATATTCCCGGTGGACGCGATAGCCTGGTTATACGCACTGGCCTGTAAGCGCCCCTGATTCCAGTTATAGGCGAGGAGCCCCACGCCGGATACCAGCGCAGTAATCCCAAGGGTGGTCGGGGTGATAAACCCGGCCAGCGTTTTTGCATAATCAGCAACACCCAGCAGCGCACCTTTTACGCCACCGAACTGGTCTTTGATCTGCCCGCCCTGCTGGAGCAGAATCAGAAACGGAGACTGGCCGCCAGCAAGCTGCGTCGCAATATCAGTAAACTGCGCGGGCAGGCTGCGCATGGCGGCATTGTACTGACCAATCGAAATGCCGGCTTTTCTCGCATACAGCTCCTGCCGGGCAAAGGCGCTTTGCACTTCCAGTGCCGCATCGTTTGCCGCAGACCCGATCCCTTCCAGTCCCCGTTTGACGTAGTTATACCGCTCGGTAAATTTCGCGTCGTTTAAATCCAGATTGACAATGAGATCACCCACCGCCTGGGCCATAACGAACTCCTCCTGTAATGCCTTCGGCGGCCAGCATCATGGCCTCGTCGGACGTTTCGGTGTCCGCTGCCGGACGTGTCTGGGGATTGAGCAGGCTGAAATCTGCGGTGGTAAGCCCGTGGTCTTTGCAGACCATATCGGTGATGTGGTGGCTCAGTCGTGAGAAATGGGTATCAATCAGGTCCGTCTGGAAATACTCAACGGTGTAAAATTGCTCCCATTCACTCAGTTCGGTGCAGGACATCTGCGCCAGCATCACACGCCAGTCAGGTCTGCGGAACTCACGGGCAAGTTTAAGGGCGAAGTTCAGGGCTGCGGCGTGGGCTTTTCCGGGGAGTGGGGTTCCGTGTCGGCATTCGGTTCTGCGCCAGGTGCAACGGGCAACATTCCTGAGAGCTCCCGCACGATAAAATCCGCCTGACCAATGGCAGGCAACGGCCAGCCGGAAAGCACCTCCTCCTGCAGTTGATCAACGGATGGCCCTTTTTGTCCTTCCTTCTGCCACAGAGACATAGCGACGATCCGCGCGCCAATCTTCACATTGATGGTTGTCACGATACCGTTGAGCGCTTCCGGGCTGACTTCTGTGTCGTCCGCAGGGACGTCTTTATTCACGTCGGCGATATAGCCGATGAACTCAATACGCTGCAGTGCTGAGAGTTCATAAAGCGTGACGGTTTCGCCGTTGTATTCCAGCGGCTGAGTTTTCAGAAACATGCATGACTCCGATCAGGATACGGTGATTTTGCTGACAGCCGCGAACGAGCCGTCATTCGTAATCGCGAGAATTTCGGCAATACCGGCTGCAACACCCGTGACGGTGACAACACTACCGGCCACGCTGACTGTCGCTTTCGACGGGTCGGATGACGCCAGGCGGAATGAATTATCGGTCGCACTGGCAGGCAGAACGGACAGGTTTAGTGTCGTGGTTGCTCCTACAGCCACAGCCGCTGTCGATTTATCAAAAGACGCGCCCGAAACAGCAATGACCGGGGTGGTGGTGTCTTCGGCCAGCAACGGTTTGCCGCTGTTAGTGACTTTGACCGTGCGGGTGATGTTTTCCTTGTTCGTCACGGCTTTACCCAGGCTGCTGACCCAGCCAGAAAAAACATCCACCGTGCCGTTAGGATATTTAATGCGGTAAGTGCGGTTCGAGCCGTCATCAAACCACTGCACCAGCGCAATTTGTCCCTGCTCGCCGGGTTTCCAGGCCAGAGTGAAAGACGTGTCACCTGCAGATTTCTGCCCCTGCCCGGTAGCAGTCCAGTCGGCATTGGCATCATCAATATATGTGTCGTCAAATGAATCTGCCGTCAGTTCACCCGGCGTCAGTTCCTTGACCTGAGCCAGCCGCGTCCAGTCGGTATCGACCAGCGGATTCGCTGTGCCTGAGCCGGTATACAACCAGAGAGTTGTCCCTGCACCTTTAACGGGTGCCAGTGGATTAGGTGTTGCCATAGTTGCCTCACATTTCGTAAGTAATGGTGTATTTAAGGTCTGCAGAGCCCCACAGCGCGAGAACGTCATCCCGCTGGTAGTCATATCCCTGAATATTCATCAGCGTCAGTAGCTCTCGTAGCGCCGGGACATCATTCAGCGCAGGGAAAATACGCGTCCCGACCCATTCATCAAGTTCAGAGTCAGGGGCCTGGGCCGGAAGAAACACTTCGATATGCAGTACGGCCTGCCACAGTTCGACGTCCACTTCCTCGCCTGTTGGCGCTGCATCAGTCAGATACACCGCAATTGCAGGAAAATCAGTTTCCTCGAAAACGGCAGGCCGTCCGTCGAAATACAGGGCTGCGTCACCGATTTCTGCCTCAAGGGCATCGATAACAGCCAGCCGGATGTCACTGTTTTTCATCGTGTCAAAATTAACCTGAGTTGATTTTTGAGGGTTGCCTGTAACTCTTTCGGTAAATCGGACTCCATAAGCTTCGGCAGTTCTTTCCTGAATGCAGTAGTCAGGGGGGCCGCCAGCGGGATGCTTACAACCTCTATGGGGTAACGCGGTTTTGCCGTTCTGCGTAACACGTGCCAGCGTCCGTTCTTAAGCTGCTGGATAAAGGCATTGGGAAACCGGAATGCACCAATGCGCAGCACGCTGTTTGCCCCCTGTCTGTCTCGTTTGCGCCGCGACAGCCTGACGCTGGCAACACCCAGTTTGATGGCGGGCAAATTCCCGCGATTCACACGGATAGTTGCCACCGGTTTTGATACGCTGGCTTTTTTAACCCGGGCACGCTGATTAACCAGTTTGCGCGGCACCCGGGTATCAGCAGCGACAACTTTCACGCTCCTGGAGACGCCACGTGTGGCGATTCGGTTGATGGCCTGGGAAGATGCGCGGGGCACCGCGGTTTTACTGATGGCGTTAAGGTTGGCTATTGCCTGTTCAAGGCCTTTGACGGACATTTGCTCCCTCCCTGCCAGCACGGCGGGATGTTGCAGGCGGCTCACCGCTACCGAGCCAGATATGACATGAACCGCAATCATCAGTACCGATGCGATCAACCCAGTACTGCTGATTGTTGATACTCAACGTATCAAGACGCATGAGCCCGTGCAGCGCTGACGTTTTCACAAAAAAGGAGGGACTGGAGCCCTCCACACGGATACCCGCGCCTGCATAGCCAATATTTTCAGGATCGTCGAAGACACCCTTTAAAATATCACCCTGCTGAGCGCCCGATGTGACGACGGCGTCGCTTCCCATCGTGCTGCGCACAGTGTCATCAGCACGCGCCATTGCGGTATCAAAGATATTATCGAAATCAGCCACACCGCCCCCTGTTCACTCAATAGTGGCGAGTCCGCTCCGGTCCAGGTCGGCGGCGATATCCTTTGTCACACGGACCGTTACACCTGCTTCGGCGATCGCCACCGGCTCATTTGATGTCTCATGCAAGGCATTGATATGCAGGGTCACCAGCGCTTTAACAGTCACCAGATCTGCAATATCCTGCACAGCAAGGCCGGGCTCTTTCGTGACAGAGGCGGTATTAATACTGATGGCATCCACTGTTCCACCAGTAACCACATCTGGCCCCGGCAGCCCATCGTCATCATTAAGTTCCTCTTCAAGCTCGGCGATTCGAAGTGCCATTTCTTCGTTTGAGCCTGACAGATTCACTTCCCGCCCCAGTTCAGCGCCAAGCGCTTTCAGGCGTGCAATCAGGTCTTCTTTTTTTGACATCGGGATGACTCCATAAAAGAAACGGCCCCGAAGGGCCGGTATCAGGCAAGTTTCACAGAAACAAACGCATCCGGGTCTGCCAGCAGCATCAGCGGCGCTGACTGGATCATGGTGAACTCGCGCGCCGGATCACCCGTTTGTACCCAGTTTTTCGGATAACGGGTGGAAGCATTAATGCCTTCCCGCTGGGCATCCACATCCTGAATACAGCCGTAGGTTCGCAGGCCGCGGGCCTGGGTGTTGCCCAGGACCATGGTCAAATCAGGCAGGTAGCTCTTTTTGATATTGTCCTCAACGTATTGCCCTGCGTAGACCACAATGGCAACATCACCATACATGCCCTTGTAAGACACCGCTTCGCCAAGGTCTTTCAGCGCTGTTTCCAGCTCGGAGTTTGACCCGCGACGGGTATCCAGCCGTTCACGGACGAGTTTAAATGACCGGAAGAGTGACCAGGCTTTCGGGTCAAAGACAATGATGTTGACCACACCACTGGCATTCAGCGCGTAGGCTTCAATATCATCAGTCGGGTCGTACGTCTCCTTGTCCCGGGTGGACCACGCCGCCGCGCCCGCCTGGGTGATGTTATTTGCGGCGCTGCGGCCCATATCCACCTCAACCGGTTCGAAAGCTTCGCCCGTCATGGTGTATTTGCCGCTCAGCACCGCCGCAACGGCCTGTTTTTCTTCCACCTGCGCAATCGCCAGCTCTTCATCTTTCATATTCTGCAGAATGATACGACGGCGACGGTAGGCAGGGTCAGCGAGGTTCTGCGGGTCTTCATCAGGCAGACGGCGCAGGGTCATCTGTGGGTTAACTTCATGTTTTGGCTTGACATACCCGGGGGTAAATTCGGATGTTGCGCCACCGCGTGAACGGATGACCTTGCCGGAGACAATCGGCGACACGTAAAGCGCCATATTCACCAGGCCCGGGATTTGGGAGAGATACACTTTTTCGGTGGTGAACGGAAAGCTTTCGCGGAAAAAGATCCGCAGGAACAGCGGATCAAACTTGAATTTCTTCTCATTGACCGCCAGCAGTTGAGCAGTAGTGTAGATGGACATAGATTTTTCCCGAAAAAAAAGCCGCGTCTGCGGCCCTTATGGTTGGTGAGTGCTGTTCAGGTGAGGGTTAAACGATACTGATCGCCGTACCCGCAAAAGCATTACGTTTGATGTTTTCATCCGTGACAGCGGTCGGCCAGAGCACATCCTCATAGCGGAAGGAGCCTGACTTGTAATAGCAAAGCTCAGTACTGTTCTGATCCGCGGCAATCGCCAGGACGCCGGTTGCCGCGCCCGCATGTGCGCCATCCCACACCGCCAGCTTTCCGGAAGTCGCATCCAGCATCAGCGGTGTCATCGCAGGGGTTGCAGCGGCCAGTTCGCCAGGGGCATAACCGGTATGCGCCGGATCACTGTTGCCGAGCGGCTGAACGTGTTCAAAGTTTTCAGTAATAGCCATGAGAGCCTCTTATACGGGGGTGTTTAACAAATCATCACCAGCGTCATCTGACGCGTAGCCAGCGGAAAGCGCACCTGGTGAGGTAGCCATAAGTTGATCGAGCGCGGTGTCAGAGCGCATCTGGGCGTTTTGTGGGGCTGTCGCGAGAATGCGCCGTGCGGCGTCAACGGTCATGCCCGGCGTTTCGGCCAGTGCGCGGGCAGTGGAATCACGGCCTTTCGCTTCTTCGCAGTTGAGAATGCCCATAATCCGGGCATTTTCGTCCAAAACCGCGGCGGCAATCTCTGCGCTAATATCGACAGACGCCGTGGTGGCTGTAGTGCTGATCATTTCAGGCGTGGCCACCGTTGTGGCACTACTCACCGTTGCAGTATCTGAGGTGCTGGCCGCCTGTGCCGGAAGTGCTGCTGCAGATGCAGTGGTTGAAGACATGTTGACTCCTGAGAAAGTGACTTTTCGTTTATCGAGTGCCTCGCGCATGACGCTCAGCGCATCGATATTGTTGACGAGTTCGTCAGCCAGACCCTGTTCAACGGATTCCTGCCCGGTAAATACCGCAGCTTCTGTATCCAGAATGGCCTGAACTGACACCCCCATATACCCGGCGACCTTTTCAGCAAATAACTGACGTGTGGCATCGATTTTCGACTGGAAATCGTCCCGGACGGCCTTCGGGATTTTGCCGTAAGGGTTGCCGTCGACTTTATGGACACCGCTGTAAATCAGCGTGACCTCAACGCCATTAGTCTTAAGCGCTTCGCCGTAATTACTGTGCGCCATCATCACGCCAACTGACCCCGTTCTGGCAGTCTGGGTGACCAGCCGTCGCGATGCAGCACTGGCAATCAGTTGCCCTGCACTGCAGTTCATGTCATTAGCCAGCGCCCAGACAGGTTTAATGTCCCGGACGCGGGCGATGATGTCGGCACAATCAAACGCGCCTGCCACCGTGCCGCCGGGTGTATCAAGATCCAGCAAAATACCGTCGACGCCCGGATCGCTCATGGCCTGCTGAAGACGGGCAACAATGCCGTTGTACCCCGTCATGCCTGAGTAAGGCTGCAGCGAACGGGTTTTACTGACGAGCGTGCCCGATACAGGGAGCACGGCAATACCGTTTGTGACCTGGTAGGACCGCACGGGGCGAGGCTCCGCATCCTCGTCATCACCGAAAAGAGCCAGAGGCCCAGCTATTTGCCCGGCATCCAGGCTTATCCCGGAGACAGCGTCCGTCAGGCGGTTGATCCCCATCTGGCCCGCGAGCGCGCAAAAGAAAACCCGCGCGTAGGCGGGTTCCAGTAAAAGCGGCTCATTGAAAGCCATGCTGGCGATATGCGGGAGATTACGCAGCTCTGGCGTCATTGCTCTCCTCCTTCGTGTTGTTTTTCAGCCCTGATTCAAATGCAGCGGCAGCCCATGCGGGAGGCTTAAGGCCTGCAGCCCGCCGTTCAAGAGATTCACGCACCTGCTGGGCGAATATCTCCTGATAATCTTCACCGCGTTTCGCGCACTCTTTTTCGTAAGTGCTTAACCCGGCTTCAATCAGCATCACCGCTTCCTGAACCTCCTTAAGACCATCAATGGCCATACGGCCGGAGCCGATCCACTCACAGTTTCCCCATGAGCTCCTTGCTTCCTGAAAACTGAACCGGGCTTTTGACGGCAGCGTCACCACACGCCGTGCGACCGCTTCTTCAAGCCAGCACAGGAACATCTGACAGGCCTGACGCGAGGCAACAAACTTACGGCGCCCCATAAAATAGGCCCAGGACTCATTAGCACTGGCGCGCGCCGTCGAATAGCTCATCTGCGAGTAGTTGCGTGAAAGCTGCTCATACGACACCCCGAGCCCGGCGGCGATGTAACGCAGCAATGACTGCTCAAATGTTGAATAGCCGTTATCTGTGTCCTGGGCAGCCTGGAGATTCAGCGAATCGCCGGGCATCAGATGCGGAACCTTTGCCCCGCCGAGACGAACCGGCGCAGCGGAATAGTAGGAGGCTATCTCGCCAATCCACCCGGTCAGCTTATTCTGCTGCGAACCATCGGCACCGAGGATAAAATCCATCGCCTGTTGGGTGTCCAGTTCACTCTCGATGGTTGCGGCGTACATGGCTTTGACGATGGCGCTTTGCAACTGGGTATTCTGCAGCGTATCGAGCATTTTCATCTGTTCCATGACGCTGTAGAACACATTGGCACCGCGTGTCTGACCATCTTCCATGGGTTCAAATACATGAATAAACGATGCCCGGCCACCCGGCAGTTCGCGGGGGATATATGTCCACTTTTGTGGCATCCAGCCGGGATAGCCATCCTCACTGACGTAGTACCCCACCGCCGCACCGTTATTGTCGACCGAGACCCCGGCGCGGCAGTTGCGGGTGTCTCCCGTGTTACCCGGATTGCTGATGCGCTTCGGGCTGACCATCTTGAACTGGGTGCGGAACAGGCGGGAGGCGCCAGTGTCCCATGTCGGTTGCGTGCACAATTCACCGTTAAAGGCATGCATGGCAACCCCTTCACGGATCATCATGGTGAAGGTGCGCTTTCGCTCCACATCGACGTAACAGTTATCGTCCTCCGCAAACTCTTTCCAGGCCGCCTCCACTTCGCGGGAGAATGCCCTCGAATCCTCTTCCGCGATGCCTAAAAAACGCCAGCTCGGGCGGTGGCTGAGACGGAAAAAAGACCCGACGATGTGATCCTGATGGAGCTGAACGGCATTTGCGGCGTATCCATTGTTACGCACCAGGTCATCGGCGCGAGCGTTTCCCCTGGCAAAATTGGGCAGCAACGCAGCATCGGCACTTTCTGTGGGTGGGTTCCAGGCGCGAAGCTGCCCGCCAAAACCGCCCGCACCACCGTGATACCCGGCATATTCGCGAAGCGACGTTGTACCATCCGGCCCTACTAACGCTGGCATTTTCATACATAAAACCCTGCCGGTCCCCGGCGCCGTGAAGTGGCGCCGACCTGAGATTCCAGGTCGGCAATGTATTTTTTAAGGTCTGCAACCGACGTGGCAGTGAACTCCACCCGGCGGCCATCTTTCTGCACGGTTGCCACCCGCTTCCCGGTCATCAGGTCATGCAGTGCAGCGCGGGCGGCATCCAGATCAGCCTGTGTCGCCATTATTCTTCTCCAGATAATGCCCGGCCATAGTCCGCCAGGGTTTTGTCAGGTTTCTTGCACCCCTGCTCTTCAAGCAGGCTCGCAAGCAGTGAATCCAGGTTGAGTTGCCAGCGGGAAATACTAATACGCAGCGCTGCAAGGGCATAAACAAAGCAGTCGAGCGCCTCGTTTCGCCGCTTTTTACTGTCCCAAAGGATTTTTCGTTCACCCGCAACCCATTTTTCCACGAGTTCTTCAGCGGTTAGCTGCTGCGCCTCAGCAAGATCATAGACCTCAGGATTGTTAGGAAAGTGAACTGCCCCGGGAAGGGGAACGTTATCTTCCGGTATGAGAGAGAACCGGTTATAAATCTGCTCTTTCGCGGTATCAGTACCCACTTCTGTAAGATAAACGCCGTTTTTGTTGCGTTTACGTGGCATATTCGCGACTGGCTTACCATAAACCGATGCCCCTTTAATCGGGATCACCCGAAAAAGCCCATGTTTTTTGGAACGGTTATACACAATCGTGGGATCAATACCCCCGATATCCCAGCAGACGCGGGATATCGACATTTCAACGCCATTCTGGCGTGAGTAACGCTTATCGATCGCCTCATCTACCCTGAGAAGGGTGGCTTCATCGTCATGGCGTCCCATAATGATCTGCCTGTCGATAAGCCAGCTTTCTTCACCCGGCCCCCATCCCCAGACACGCATCTCATAACGGTCCAGTTGGGAGTCAATACCGGCAGTAAGGTAAGCGACACGCTCAGGTACCGCAGCGGTGAAATGCTCCTTACGTTCAGCCAGTAAATCGGCATCAGGCCTTTCACCAATTTTTGCTTCCCAGGTTTCACCCAGCGTCGTATTGACGAAGGTTTTTCGCTTCCCTGTGTCCCCTTTTGTTTTGATCCAGTCCTTAACGATTTGTACCCACGTAGTGAAGGGGCTGTACGCGGTCCAGATATGAAACGTCACGCTATCCGGCGGATCGATCTCCGAACCTGATGAAGAGAACCAGCTCAGCCCGTCACGTGTCCAGATGCCCGTGGAATCACAAATGTACCGGGCATCAGTAAAAACCAGTTCCTGCTGCCGGATAACGCAGGCGTTATGTTCACAGAGATAAAACACACTGGAAGGCTCGCCAGGCGTCCACTTAAATCCGAAGGGTGTTTCCTTATCGCCAAACTTTAAATACTGCTCTTCCCCACAATGCGGACAGGCAACGTGAAATCGCATGAAGTGTTCTGACTCGCTGGCGGCACGCTCTATCTGGCAGGTTCCCCTGACCTTTGGTGTTGAACCGCGAATAGATTTGGGCCAGACAGAGCCTTCAATACGCTTGTCCCCGAGGAAGGTGGGAGAACCTTCTTTCTCAATATCTTCATCAAACGCGGCCAATTCATCATACCCGGCAACATCCACCGATTTTTCACGGTAGTTTTTCGCCGCTTTCCCCCCGAGGCACCAGAATCCGCGACCATTCGAAAAGCGCTTCATGCTGAGTGTGTTATCCCGGTGCTTTTTGCCGTACCACGGTGCCAGCGAGAGTAGTTTTGGAATATCACGAATCGTCGGCTCAACATGCGACTTCATGAAGTTCTCTGCATCGCCGTCGGTAGGCAACCAGATCAGGGAATTGCGCTGCTTATGTTCGATGAAATAGGCGTACACACCCAGGAGCATTTTGGAATAGCCAACGCGGGCAGATTTAACGACATTGACCTCGCGAATATAGTCATTGCCCATAGCATTCATGATCGCCCGCTGAAAAGGCAGGGTCTCCCAGCGCCCTTCCTGGTATGCGGACTCTTTGGGAAGGTAATAGTTATTATCAGCCCATTCTACAGCTGTCTGCGGTTCCGGTCGGTGCAGTGAGCGAAGCCCCGCGCGTGCCGAGTGCTGTAATCCCTTAACCTGACTGTTCGATGTATTCAC